AAACAATCTCGGAAATTGAGAAATAAGTATTGACTTATTAACCGATGGCGGTTTATAATGAGCGTAGCGAATAAGCGAGGAGGAACAACCATGGCAAAGAGATTTATAAGCACCAGAGACGACGCAGACAACTACATCACACTTGAAATAAACGACTACAACAGCACCTACACCCTGACCATTGAGGGCAAGACGGTAGAGACCGGAACGTTCGAAAAGCTGGCCAAGCGGCTGGCGACCAGCAAAGACGAAATCGAAAATTAAGGGAGGAGGAACTATGAAAGAGATTTTAATAATGGACACCAGGAGAAACGGCTACAGCCCGGACCAATGCAACAAGACCATCACGGTGGGAGAGCTAATCGAAATCTTAAGCGAATACGACGAGGACACGGAGATCTATACCAGCCACGACAAAGGTTACACCTACGGCAACATTACAAGCCGCGACTTTGAGACGATGGACACCGACGGAGAGGAGGAAGGCGAATGCTAAACCCAAAGAGCCTGGCCAACGGCCAAGAGCAGCACGAGACATTCAAAAGCAGCGTAACCCGGAAGAAGGCAGTACAGTACGACTACAGACACACCGACGGAGAGCTATTCTCCTGCGTAAGGCCCACGCTGGACGCATGCAGGCAAGCAAAGGAAAACTGGATCAGCAAAAAGGAGGAGCAGCAATGAACAGATACTACCTAACGCAAAGACCGCCGGCGCCCGGGACATTCCCCGGGAAGCCGGTCAACATGAAAGCATTTGACAGCCGGGAACACGTCGAGGAAATAGGCCGACCGGCATGGGGATGGGTAGAATACGAGGAGCCACTAACGGAGAAGCAGATAGCAGACCACGAGCTAACGGAGGCAAAAAAGACCCCGGTCAGCTTGGAACTAACAGAGAAAGAGGCGGCGTTCCTCGCCGAATTTGCGGCAAAGCAGTACGAAGGAGCCGATGACAACCTCGGAACCAGGACGCCGATCCACGTCGTCGAGAGACGCGAGCAATACTTTTCAACCGGAGACGGCAGCGAATGGATATGTGAAGACAACGAGTACAAGCTCTACCCCAATTTTGACGCCATGATCGAAGACCTGCAAAAGGAAGGCAGGGAGCTCCCTGCATACGAGGACGTCGCATACGCGGACGTGAACGATGTCTGGATAAGCAGCGAGGAGGACTACTGCAAAGCCTACGGAATCCACGCCCGAAGCGGGCAAATAATCGACACATACCGCCCCGTCGCCTTCTTCCTGATCAGGGACGAAGCCCTCCGGTACAGAGACGGGTACCAAGCACACAACTGCGGAGATTGCCGGATTTACACATACGGACTAGGATACAGCAACAACGGCGACCTCCCTGTTTTCAGAGAGCTGCTTATGAAGCTGGGGAAGCAGCTCCTTCAGGAAGGAGGAAGACCATGAACGAAGCGCTCGCAGTCATCTGCAGGGAAATCGACAGGAGCACAGGGAATATAGCAGTTTACGAGATACAAGCAGAGGTAGACAACCGGCTCCTTACCGTATTAAGCATACGATCAAGAATTAACCCGGAGCTGCGGTATTTTGCAACCGCGCGCGTTCGCTGGGAAGGCATATGGAGGAAAGACTACGAGGCGATCCTGAAGCGAAAAAAAGTAACGCCGGAAGCATTGAAATTAATCGGCGGAATCGTCGAGATTTAAAGGAGGAACAGCCATGACTAATGCAGCCGCAATAGGTTATATGATCAGAGCAGCGAAACAGGCCGACCTTGACAAAAGGACAATAAAGGTCCTGGAGGAATTAATGGTCGAGGAAATGGATCTTCATACCGAGGAAGAAGCAGAACAAGCGTACTACAAGTTTTAATTAAAGGAGGAATCAAAACATGAAAAACGAGCTGAAGAACACAATTAAAGGAGCTTTATACGGAGTAGCAATCGGAGACGCCCTGGGCGCACCGCTGGAATTCATGAGCGCAGACCAGATCGCCAACCGGCACGGAGAAGTAACAGAGATGATCGGCGGAGGCTGGCTCCGCGTTAAGCCGGGTGAAATCACAGACGACACCCAGATGACGCTGGCCGTCGCAGAGGGAATTGTAGAAGCACCAGAGAACCCCATCGAGGCAATCGGGGAACGCTTCATAGCATGGGCGCACAGCGGTCCAAAGGACATAGGCGGAACATGCAGCCGCAGCATTTACGGAGCCGCTGCAGGAGGCGCCACAAGGCCAACAGAGGACAAATGGTTCAAAGCAAGCAGAGCTACCGCCAAAGCAAACGGAAGGCGCAGCGGAGGAAACGGAGCGCTAATGCGCACGGTTTACCCCGGCCTTTACTACCAGAGCCGACTGATAGCAGTAGAGACGGCAGCAGCCATCGCCCAGATGACCCACTGGGACGAAGAATCAAACGAGGCTTGTGAAATTTACACCGACATGATATACTTAATAACCGAAGCGGTTAATAAGCACGGAGCCGCAGCCGACAAAGCGCAGATCGTGAAAGAGACGCTGCATGGCACCAGGTACGAAATATACCCGGACGCAAAAGAAACCGAGGAGCTGAACCCAACCGGGTACGTGGTGGACAGCATGAAATGCGCAGTAACCGCAGCATTCTGGAACGCGGAGAGCTTCGAGAGAGCTATAATTGACGCAGCGAACATGGGCGGAGACGCAGACACAATAGCAGCCATCACCGGAGGGATCGCAGGAGCCTACTACGGATACGAGGCAATACCAAAGAGATGGATAGAGACACTCGATCCGGAGACCAGGGCGCAACTTGACATATTGACCGAGGCAGCACTCGCCAACAGAACCAGGGAGCAAAGGAGAGATTAACATGGCATACGGAAGACCAATGAAAGGAAGAACCAGGCGCGTACCCATTACGGTGCACGCTTCCGTCGGGACGCTCGACATCATAGACGACTACGTAGAAAAGCGCAAAACGGAACAGGAGCGGCAATACTCCCGGTCGGACTTTTGGAACGAGGCGGCCAGCATGTACATGAAGCACCTCGGCATAGCTCCTGAGGAGGACGAAGAATAAAAAGCGTTCCAAAAGCGTACCGAAAAAAACGGAAGTCAAAACCAGACGAGAAAATGCGAATAATACAGGCAGGAAAAACACGAGAAAACAGCCAAATCCAAGACAGGATAAAGAGCTGTTATCGAGTGGGAGTAACGAGATAAAAGCCACAAACCCAGTGATTATGCGGGTTTGTGGCTTTCTTTTTTATAAAAGCGTACCGGAAGCGTACCGATTATTATTTTTCGGGCGCTTTTTCCATTTTTTCAAGCTCATTCATTAGCCTGGACAGATCATCAGCGGAGGAAGGAGAAACAGGCTCGCCTTCGCCTTTTGCATGCCGCTCCAGGTCCTCGACGAGCGTGCCCATTTTATCCGGGTACAAATGGGAATAGGTCTCCATGGCCACCTTCACCGCATCGCCCAGGCGCTCGGCCACGGCCACAATCGAATAACCAAGCTCAACCAGGAGCGCAGCGTGAGAGTGCCGGAGATCATGAACCCGGATACGCTTCACCCCGGCAGCTTCAGCAATCCGGTCAAGCTCCCGGTTCAGCGTTCCGTGAGTGAAATAAAATACCCGGTCACCGGCACCGATATCATAAAGGGCATTGATATAGGCCACCAGCTCATCATAGACGAAACCAGGGATAGCGACGTCCCGGAAGCTGTTCTCGGTCTTTGGAGGACCGGCAGTATCGACCCCTTCCCGACGATGGTGCGTTTTTTCAATTCGTACAGCTTTAGACGAAAGAACATCCGCCGGAGTAAGAGCCAGGCACTCCCCGACACGAAGGCCACCCCAATAGAGCAGCATGATCGCCACGCTGAAGCCGCGCTTCGTAACCAATGGAATGGCAGCGGAGAACTCGGCCAGCGTCCAGAACTTCATCTTCCCGGCCTTCTTCTTCCCCATGAAGCCCGCAGGCAAGCAAGGATTTTTATTCAGGTTATAAAACATAACCGCATAATTGAAGATCGCAGACAGGCGGCTGTTGATAGTGCGTATGTAGGTTTCCGCATACTTGCGGCCAGTCCGAGGATTGACGGCAGACATGACGCCGTTCTGCCAATTACGAATAGCCACGGCGTCGATTTCGTTCACCTGAAGCTCGCCGAAATAAGGCAGCAGCCATTTATCAATAATTGAATCTTGAGTCCCCCGCGTTCCGACCCGGACCCGGTGCACGGCATCGGCTCGGTAGAGCTGAACCAGGGAAGCGAAAGACATGTCGCAGCTGCGGCTATTTTTCAGGAGGAACTCACGCTCGAACGCCTGCGCGTCCGACCTTTTGTCGAACCCTTCCTTTTTCTTTTTGCGCCTGGCCCCGGTCCAGTCCGTATACCAAAAAGACGCCATCCACTTGACAGCGCCGCGCTTTGTTTTGTACTTCGAGACAGGCATAGCCCCTCCTTTCTGCGCCCATAGTGGCGCCTTTTTTATTTGGCGCCAGAGGCCACAGAATCACCCACAAAGGCGGTTTTATTATTTAGGACATAATCCCTCACCCACCAGTCGAAAGCCACGAGAGCGACGCCCAGGACGCCACCAAGAACGAGATTAACGACTGCAAAGATAATCAAGGAAGTACGCCGACCCTCATACCAAGGGACGACCTCCGGATTGCCAGCGTATATATTCCCCACCGAGCGGAGTCGGATAATCGCATTAATTACGTTCCACACACCGGCGGCGGCAGTATACACGAAGAAGATCTGCACGGCTCCGATCAGGAGCCATAGAACGCCGGAGACAATCTCGCAGCGCTTCACTTTTGCGGCCACAACATCGGACGGCGACATCGCCGCAACCGCAGCCTTACGATTGCGGACCCGAAGCTCCTGGCCACACGCAGGACACCGAACGACAACCTCCGGAGACGCAACGTCCACGACGGCATCGAAAGAGTGCCCGCAAGAGCATTTAATAACCATAAGTACACCTCCACTAATCCCAAAAGATAAACCAGCGACGCAGCTCGCGTTTTAGGCTTTCCTTTTGAAATCAACACATCCATCCGAAGACTTGACCTCGGAGAGAGTTTTTAACATATCCACATATTCGCTCGCTTTCGCTTTTTCCTCCGGAGGAAGCGAAGACAAGCGTTCAAGCAGCTCGGCGTCCTCGCTCACCTTTGGCGGAGTTACGCTGCTACCCGAAGGAGGATAGGCAGAACCCATATCATCAGACAAGCCAAGGATGAAGTCAGAGGAAACGTCGTAAAGACGGATCAGGTCCCGAACCGTATCGGGATCAGGAGCAGTAACCCCGTTTTCATACCGAGAAAGGGATTTGTTATTTAAACCGATAGCGCGATAGACATCCAGCTGCGTCATATCTTTTCTTTCGCGAGCAAGCCGGAGCCGTTCCCCAAAACTGAGCATCCATATTCACCTCCAGTACACCATTATATAACATTCCCGTAAAATGAGAAGATTATTCTCGGAAAAACGGAATTACCTATTGACTTCTCGGAAACCAAGATTTATAATGAACTTGCGCTTCTCGGAAAACGAGAACAACGAAAGGAGGACAAGCCCATGAAACCGGTTTACCAGCAGCTACGTGAGTACCGCGAAGCCAGAGGAATTACCCAGACACACATAGCCAAGAAGACGGGAAAGACCGTTCAGCGCATAAGCGCTATCGAAACTGGCGGAATCCGACTCACAGCTGACGAACTCGTCGAGCTTTGCTTGACCGGATATGAGATAAGCCCCGCAAATTTTTTTGCCGAGAGCTTCTCAATTTCCGAGAACAGCGAGGCAGAGGAACCACACCAGTGAGAACTTCTCACACTTTAATTTTAGGATAAAGGAGGCGAATAATACATGCCCAAAAACCCCACGATAGCGGCCAATAACGTATTTTGTATCGCACGAAAGCAGGCCGCATCGTTCAATGACAACTTAAACAGCAGAGAGGGAGCATCAGAGGAGCTCGGCATAGACAGAACAAGACTGGCACGAATAGAGCTCGGAAGCCTTAACCCTTACCCGGAGGAAGTCCTGATGATGAGCGACGTATACAACGCGCCGGAGCTGAACAACCACTACTGTTCCCGACTTTGCCCGCTTGGGATAAAGACCATAGCACCGGCGGAGCTCCTCAGACTGGACAGGCTGACCATCAAAATACTTTCAGCACTAAACGACGCGGACTACATCCCGCAGACGCTTATAAAGGTGGTCGAAGACGGCATCATCACAGAGGAGGAAAAGCCGGAGATTGAAAAAATCCTCGCTTCACTCCAAAAGATCAGCGAGGCCGCAACGGAGACGAGAATATGGATAGAAAAACACATGTAAAAGGAGGACGCAATGAGCCGACCAGAAACGCTGCAAGAGCAGCCGAAGTTTATGAAAGTAGACGAAGTCGCGAAGCTGCTGGGAGTCAGCGAATCACGCGCATACAAGATCATGCGAGAGCTGAACAAGGAGCTGGAGCAGCAAGGCAAGATCACGACCGCCGGGAGAGTTTCACAAAGGTATCTGTTCGAAAGAGTTTACTGCTAAAGAAAAGGCTCCGCAGGTTTGCATTCAGCAAGACCGCAGCACTGGCACTCACCATCGTAGCGATCAGCATAGCAGCCCAGGCATTGAACAACCATGCAGACGGAACAGAGACCCCGGACCGGCAGCCGACGTACAGCACGGCCACAGAAACCCCGGAGCCACCAAGTATAAACCTGACGACAGCGAAAATAAAGAAACCGACCCTTATACTGACGCCGACGCAGGCGCCGGAACCAGAGCCGGAACCGGAAGAAGAAACACCGACAGCGAGGATTTACGACATACCCCTGACAGAGGAGCTGCAGGAATACACCTTCACCCTTTGCGAGGAATACGGAGTCGACTACGAGATGGTGCTGGCACTCATGAACAGGGAGAGCGAATACAAAGCGGGAGTCATAAGCAAGACGGGAGACTACGGAATCATGCAGATCAACAAAGTCAACCACGAATGGCTAAGAGAGAAGCTCGGAATAACAGACTTCCTCGACCCGGAGCAAAGTATTTTAAGCGGAGTCTACATGCTTTCAGACCTTACACGAAAGTACGAAGACCCACACAGAATCCTGATGGCTTACAACATGGGCGAAAGAGGCGCCCGAGACTACGTATCAAGAGGCAACACAAGCAGCTCATACAGCAGATACATCATTCAAAGGAGAGCGGAGCTGCTGGAGGAAACAGACGGCGACTAAAGACCGCCAACCAACAAAGAAAGGAGGGACAACCATGACAAACTGCGCAAAGTGCGGGAGACCACTGAAAGACCCAAGAAGCGTAGAACACGGATACGGCCCTGAATGCTGGAGCAAAATCAAGGCCGGAATTCGGAAGGAGCGAGCGGAAGGATCAGCCAACCGGAGCGACTACACCTACCACATCAGCAAGATCAACGGACAGCAGGCGCTGGTCATCGAGGACTTGAACCTCGGAGGCATGAGCGTGACGAACAACATCGAGGCCGTCATTGCCGACATAGCCCACGAGATCGGCGAAGGGATCTACAAGCTGCCGATCGTTTACAAGGACAGCGAAGGGCAATACGACGGCATCAACGGAGAGAAGCTGAAATTCGACACCTTCTACCACATCGGAGCCACAAGCGAAAAGGACGCGGTAACAGCCGCAATTGAAAGGAGAACGAGATGACAAACATTATCAAGGTTAAGTTTTTGAAAGGCGGACAAGCAACCGGGCGCGACTATACATACTTCACACCGGAACCGGTAGAAGTAGGCGACACCGTAGACATTGACACAGACAGAGGCGTGGCCAAGGGCGTGGTGACATTCGTAGACGTACCCGAGGCAGAGATCGCACCATTCAAAGACAGAGCAAAGACCATCATAGGAAAGAGCAGAGCCAAGTGTGAGCTTTGCGCACATTTTACCCCACAGGGCGACGGAATATACACCTGCAGCGCAAGCCCAGACAACCGCAAGGTAATGCAGGACTTCAAAGCAACACCAGACACCATGTGGTGCGAAGGAAAAAATTATAAGGAGGCGGAGTGATGAAAAACCAGAGGAAGCGCAAGCGCAGGAAGACTGCAAGGGCGATGACAGTAGGAATCAGGCTCGGCCTCCTTGTTTTCACCGCATACATGACCGTCATGCTTTGCATCGAAGGACTAAAGACCTTGGAAGCCAGGACAGGAGCACCGGGCGGCGAGATTTTCATTTTACCCTTGATCGTCCTGCTGGTTTGGAGCGGATGGACAGCCAGGAAGGAATACACAGCCCTAAAGGAAGGAGGAACCAAGCAGCATGAGTACAGAGCAAGCGAAAGCATACCTGACGGAGGTCAAAGGTGAGGCGGAGCACTACCTCGGCAGAAGGATCACAAAGCCGGAATGGGAGAAGGCGCTGCTGCAGGCAACAAGGAAGCTGGCCTTCATCATCGAGAGGGAGGGAGACTCAAACGGAGAACGCACTAATCCATACTACCTCGGAAAACTGGTAGAGGAGGCAATCAGCGCGGAAGAATTCTCCAGGTACACACAAGAAAAGAGCCGCCGCCTTTCGGCAACGACTCAAATCATCTTACCAGAATTATACACCGCACACGGCAGCAAAGTCAATGCCGCAGCGGAGTAAAGGAGGAAATCACATGAAGCTAAACAGGCTTAAACTTGAAAACTTTCAAGGAATACAGAGCGCAGAATTCAAGCTCAACGGGCAGAGCGCCAGCATTTACGGCGACAACGCCACCGGAAAAACGACAGTATTCAACGCGCTGACTTGGCTCCTTTTTGACAAGGCCAGCACCAACGCGAAGAATTTCACCCCGAAGACCAAAGGGATAGACGGAGACGTTCACTACCTGGACCACGCAGCAGAGGCTGAATTTGACATCGGAGGAAGGAACATAACGCTCCGGAAGGTTTACCACGAGAACTACAAAAAGAAGCGCGGCTCGGCCACGGAAGAATTCGACGGCCACAGCGTGGACTACTACGTAGACGGAGTGCCAACAAAGGAGAAGGACTTCAAACTAACCCTGATCGCCTTTTGCGGATCAGAAGAAAAGATGAAGATGCTGACCATGCCCGACTACTTCCCGGAGCAGCTGCCATGGGACGCCAGGAGAACAATCCTGCTCGAGATTTGCGGAGACATAGACGACGACGCAGTAATCAGCAGCACCCCGGAGCTTAAAGAGCTGCCGACCTTCCTGCAGATGCCGGGCTCGACGATCCAGCGCTACAGCGTGGAGGACTACAAGAAGATAGCCCAAGTCACGAAGACAGACATCAACAAACAGATACAAGCCATACCCGGAAGGATAGACGAAGCCACCAGAGCCATACCGGACACGACCGGCATCGACCCGGAACAGATAGACAAGAACATCGCGGCCATTAACGCCGAAAGAGAAGCATTGGAACAAAAGAAGGCACGCATCCTCGCCGGAGACAGCAACACGGCAGACGTCAGGGCAAGGATAAGCGAAGCCCAAGCCAAGCTCGCAGAACTGCGGGCGGACTACGCAGAGCAAAACAGCAAGGCCAACAGCAGCATCCTAAACGAAATAAACAACATCAAGACCCAGTCGATCGGCGCCATAAACAGCGCCAGGGACGCCAGGAACAACAGCGACCGCAGGAAAAGAGACCTGGCCAGGATGACAGAGCTTAGAGAGCAGCTGCTGGAAGAATACACGGAAATCCAGGCGGAGCGCTGGAATGAAGGCGCGGAGAACTGCCCGACCTGCGAACAGAGACTGCCGGAGGAAAACATCCAAAAGCTGCGCGACGATTTCAACATCAAGAAAAGCAAGCGCCTCGAGGCCATAAACGCCAGAGGCAACAAAGAGGCCAGCAAGAACATGATCGCAGAGGCCCAGGAAGACATCATCGAGTATGACGCCCAGGCTGCCAAATACGAAGCAGAGGCGAAGGAAGCAGAAGAAAAGATAAAAGACCTGCAGGGGCAGCTGACAACTCCCCCGCCATTCGAGCAGACCGAAGAATACCGCCGCGTGACCGCCCAGATTGACGCGTATAGGGCGGAGGAGCAAGAGGCAGGCAAAACTACCTCCGCGGAAGTTTCAGGGCTTACGGACGAAATACACGCCCTGTTTGCGAAGGCAGAGGAGCAGAAGGAACTCAAGTCAAGGCTGCGGATAGCAGAAGGCCAAAAGGAGCGCATCGAGGAGCTGAAGCGCAGCGAGAAGTCGCTGGCGGAGAAATACGAGAACCTGGAACACGGCGTCTACCTTTGCGAACTTTTCACCAAGACCAAGGTCAGCATGCTAACCGAGAGGATCAACGGCAAATTCAAGAACGTGCGCTTCCGACTTTTCCAAGAGCAGATCAACGGAGGCATCAAGGAAGACTGCGAGGTCATGATCCCGTCAGAGGACGGCAACCTGGTACCCTTCACCTTTGCGAACAACGCAGGCAGGATCAACGCCGGACTTGAAATCATTAACACGCTTTCGCACCACTGGAACATTGAAATGCCGGTCTTTATTGACAACGCAGAGGGCGTGACAAGGCTTCTGCAGATGGACACCCAGGTAATCAGGCTGGTAGTTTCAGAGCCGGACAAGCAGCTCCGGATGGAACTCGGAGTTTAAGGAGGAGAAACCATGAGGAAAAACCCGTTCAAGAGAAACAAGCCGTACAGCTCATACCTTCGCAAAATCGTGACCCTGGCCAAAGAAGGCAAGATCATGGAAAGCAGGGACGAAATGCTGAAGGCCGAGACATTCTACTTCAACAGAATCCAGACGGCAATAACACCATTTCCGACAGACGACACCGCCCTGGTGGTGGTAATGCTCCGCCACATAGCGGACAAGCTCGAACAGAGCACCCCGGAGACAAAACGAAACGCAGAACACGTTCAGGCGAACTTCGTACCCATGGACGTGAAGATAAACTTTAAAAACAAGGAGGTCAAATAAGATGGCAACAACACAGAAACCGGCGACAACCACGCCAGCAAAAGACAACGAGATAGCAAAGACGGATCAGAACCAGAGCCTCGCCATGAGCGAGAAATTCACCAACCACGTACTCCGCGAATTCGGAAGCAACGTGGCCGGAGCGCTGCAGGTAACAGACTACCAGAGGCAGCTGATACAAGGATACTTCATCGTCATAGACAGGGCGCTGAAAGCAGCGGAGGACGAGCGGCTGCGCAAGAACGCCAGCAACAGCGACCACAAATGGGACAACGACCTGCCGGTCAATTGGAACACGGTCAACTTGAACGACCTCGCCCTCGACCTGGTGCACTACGCCAGAATGGGACTGGACATGATGCAGGACAACATGCTCTTCCCGATCCCCTTCAAGAACAACAAGAAGAACCACTACGACGTCACCCTGATGGAGGGCTACAACGGAATCCGCTACATTGCGGAGAAATACGCAGTCGAGGTGCCGACGGCGGTAACGGTCGAAGTAGTCTACAGCAGCGACAACTTCCGCCCCATCAAAAAGGGCAAAGAGACCCGCGTGGAGAGCTACGAATTCGAGATAACAAACGCCTTTGACAGAGGGACCATAGTCGGCGGCTTCGCATACCTCGAGTTTGCGGACCCGACCAAGAACG